AACCATGGCTTTACTAGAACAAGGAACTAGAGTCATGTCAGCTGTGCACAAAAGATTACACTATGCACAGAAAACAGAATTTAAAATATTAGCTAGACTTTTTGCAGAATATCTTCCGCCTGAGTATCCTTACTTGGTGGCGGGAGCTGATGCTACAGTAAAACAAACAGATTTTGATGAAAGAGTAGATGTCCTTCCAGTAAGCGACCCTAACTTCTTCTCCATGTCCCAAAGAATATCACTAGCTCAACAAGAGCTTCAGTTAGTACAAAGCAATCCAGAGATACACAATATCAAAGAAGCCTACCGAAGAATGTATGAAGCTTTGGGCACCGAAAACGTTGAACAATTATTTATGCCAGACCCACCACCACCAAGTCCAGTAGACCCAGTGATGGAAAACGCAAACGCTTTAGCAGGTGTACCTCTTGTCGCATTCCCTGACCAAGACCACCAAACACACATAGAGGTGCACCTGACTTTCTTAGATAACGATTTTGTGAAGTCTAATCCTGTAGCAGTGCAAAGTTTAGTTAGCCACATCTTGCAACACGTTTCCTTAATGGCACAAAACGAAGCACAAGAAATGGCTATGCAAGACCCAGCCATGATGCAACAGTTGCAACAAGAACAAATGCTGATGGACCAAGGACAACCAGTACCACCTAATCCTGCTATGGCAAACTATGTAGCTACCGCAGAACTAGGAGCACTACAAGAAATTATGCCAAGACTAGAAGAAATACTAGATGTTGAAGATGGCGTAGTAGCACTGAAGAATAAAGAACTAGATATACGTGAACAAGAAAACGAAGATGATAAAGAAATAGCTGAAAGAAAATTAGAATTAGAAGAAGAGAAAATAAAATCTCAAGAAGATATTGCCGCCCTAAGAGCTGGTGTCGACAGAGACCGCAATAGACGTGGAGGCAAATCATAGACGAACTTAATTTCACGTACTTAGTTCAACGTGCTATCTCTAATAAAGAGGAACAAATAAAAGAAATAATGGCTAGTGGCGGTGTAGAAAACCACGAGCATTATCAGAACTTAGTTGGTCAAATCCAAGCACTAAACTTCTTGCGTGAAGAAATTAAATCTTTATTAGATAGGATGGAGCAAGAAGATGAGTAAATCAGCTTTAGAAGAAAAGTGGGAAGCCAAGTCAGAAGAAGAAGGCATTCTAGATAAAGCCTATGTTGGCGGTAAAAAGAAAGGCGACCCTAAATCATTAGACCCAGAAAAACTAGAAGAAAGTGTTATAGACCAACTTCCAGAACCTACTGGGTGGCGTATATTAGTTTTACCGTATAAGGCTAAACAAAAAACCAAAGGTGGTATCTTGTTGGCAAATGAAACTTTAGATAGGCAACAAGCAGCAACTACGTTGGGATATGTTTTAAAAGTAGGAAGTTTAGCGTATACTGGAGACAGATTTTCCACAGGTCCGTGGTGTAAGAAGGGCGATTGGATATTGTTCGCACGATATGCAGGGTCAAGAATCGACATAGACGGTGGAGAAATAAAGATACTGAATGACGACGAGATTATAGCCGTAGTGCCAGAACCCGAGTCCATTCTGCATAACTTTTAACTACATGGAGAGGTACCATGCAAAATGAAATGACCACAGACCGAGCTGAAGAGCTAGTGCCATTAGACACAGACGGCAATGAAGTAGAGGTCGAACTAGAGGAATCTAAGGTTACAGAGGTAATCGAGGAGCCTACCCAAGAACCAGAAGCCGTAGAGGAAGAAGATTCTTCCGAACATGAAGAATACAGCAAGAAGGTTGAAACCCGCATAAATAAACTTACTGCAAAACTAAGAGAAGCTGAACGTAGAGAAGAAGCTGCTACTACTTTTGCTAAGTCTATGCAGGAAGAAAATAAATCATTAAAAACAAGAACGACGGACTTAAATACAAACTACCTAACTGCAGAAGCTCAAAGGATTACTGCAGAAACCGAAAGAGCAAAGAACGAGCTAAGACTAGCTAACGAATCAAGCGATACAGAAAAACAAACAGAAGCCCAATCTAAGATTGCGGCATTGGCAGTGGAAGCTCAAAGGATTACTGAGTTAACTAAAGCCACTCCTGAAACAGCAGAAACAGAAGTTGAAGTGCCAGAAGCACCTCAACAGCAACAAGAGTACGCTGCTCCTACACCTGACCCTAAAGCTCAAGAATGGGCTGACAGCAATGACTGGTTTGGTTCAGATAGAGCAATGACTATGACTGCTTTTGCAATTCACGAGGATTTAGTTAATGAAGGAATTGACCCTACTACAGATGACTATTATACTGAAGTAGATAACAGAATTCGTAACGAGTTTCCTCATAAATTTAATGATGAGGACTCTTCGCAGAAAAGCCGACCCGTTCAAGCGGTAGCACCAGTTAAAAGAGGTGCGAAAACTGGACGCAAATCTGTGAAACTCACACCTTCACAGGTAGCAATAGCTAAAAAATTGGGTGTGCCACTTGAAGAGTACGCGAAATATGTTAAATAACGTGGAGGTAACATATGGCAGATAACAGAAAAAAAGACGAAAATCGTCAACCACGCGAAGCCCAGAGTAGAGAGCGTAGCTCTGAAAGAAAACCTTGGGCACCCCCGTCCGCTTTGGATGCACCTAATCCCCCTGAAGGATATATTCACAGATGGGTGAGAACAGAGGTCAGAGGATATGATGACCGTAAGAACATGTCAGCCAGACTTAGAGAAGGCTGGGAACCTGTTCGAGCAGACGAATATCCTGACTTTGAATCTCCCTCACTTGATGAAGGTAGATATGCAGGAGTGATTGGCGTAGGTGGACTAATTCTTTGCAGAATTCCTAAGGAAACTGTGGATGAAAGAAGTGAATACTTCAAAGCAAAGACAAGGGACCAAATGTTGTCAGTAGACAACGATTTGATGAAAGAAGAGCATCAAGCCATGCCTATTAATAAAAATAGACAGAGTCGCGTAACATTTGGCGGAACTCAATCGAAAGATTAAGTTCTATAATTTTAATTTGTTTGAATTTAGGATAATTTTATGGCAAATGTAGATTCAGCTTTTGGACTAAAACCTTACGAGGGTTTATCTCCATCAGGTGCTATTCCACAAGCTAGGAAATACCTTATCAACCCATCAGGCTACGGCTCTAACATCTATCAAGGTGACTTAGTTAAATTTAACGGCGGTTACATTGAACAAGCTGGTGTTAGTGACGCTAACATTGTTGGTGTTTTTAATGGTGTCCACTATCAAAGTTCTGACGGTCCTGTATGGAGCAACTTCTACACAGCTAGTACAACTGCTAGTTCTGGAGACATTGAGGTTTACATTTATGATGACCCCAACACGTTGTTCACTATACAAGGTGATTCTGACACAGCATCTACTCAAGCTGCTGTAGGAAGAAACGCTGATACTGTCGGTACAGGCGGAAGCACTACAACTGGTTTATCATCCAGAGAATTAGACGTAAGCACACTAGCAACTACTCAAGGTTTACAGCTTAAAGTAGTTGGTGTTGTGGACAATGAAAACAACGGAACTATTGCAGGTACACACGCTAATTTGATTGTTCAAATTAACGAACACGCCTACAAAGGTCCAGTAGCAGGTACATAATCAATGGCTATATCAAGAGCACAATTAGTTAAGGAGTTAGAACCCGGACTAAATGCACTTTTTGGACTCGAATATGACAAGTATGAAAACGAACACGCCGAAATTTTCGACGCTGAGTCTTCAGACAGAGCATTCGAAGAAGAAGTGATGCTTTCAGGCTTTGACGCTGCACCGGTAAAATCTGAAGGTTCAGGAGTAGCGTTTGACTCTGCTCAAGAATCTTTCACTGCTAGATACACACACGAAACTGTAGCATTAGCTTTCTCTATTACAGAAGAAGCTATTGAAGATAACTTGTATGACAAGTTATCTGCTCGTTACACTCGTGCGTTAGCTAGAAGTATGTCTACAACTAAGCAAATTAAAGCAGCCTCAGTTTTAAACAATGCGTTCAACAGCAGTTTTGCTGGAGGCGACGGTAAAGAGCTCTGTGCTACTGACCACCCAACTATTGGTGGCGGTAACTTTAGAAATGAGCTTTCTACTGCTGCTGACTTAAACGAAACTTCTTTAGAACAAGCATTGATTGACATTGCGGCGTTCATTGACGAACGTGGATTAAAAATAGCTGTACAAGGAACTAAGTTAATTATTCCAAAAGAGCTACAATTCACTGCTGACAGATTGCTTGAAACTAACTTAAGAGTGGGTACTTCTGATAACGATATTAACGCTATCAGAAACATGGGCATGATTCCTCAAGGATACGTGGTCAACCACTACTTAACAGACACTGATGCTTTCTTTATTAAGACTGACGCACCTAACGGATTTAAAATGTTCGAAAGGTCTCCTGTCAGAACTTCTATGGAAGCAGACTTTGATACTGGTAATGTGCGTTACAAAGCTAGAGAAAGATACTCATTTGGGTTCTCTGACCCAAGATGTGTCTTCGGTTCTCCGGGAGCGTAACAGTCGTTTAACTTAAGGAACCTCTGGCGGGGGTTTCTCACTCAACCCGCCAACTTTTACTATGGACAAAATAAACCCCAAACACTACAAAGATGGCTCAATAGAATGTATTGACGCTATTCAATCAGCCATGTCTGAGAAAGCTTTCTCTGGCTACTTAAAAGGTAATGTACTTAAATACATGTGGCGATACGAAAAGAAAAACGGTAAAGAAGACCTAGAAAAAGCTAGGTGGTATTTAAATAAGTTACTTGATACAATAAAATAATATTCCGAGCATTCGAATAACACTGTATGACTGGCTCGGCAGACTTAATCGACATGCAGTAATTTAAGGAGCTAATATGGCAACTTCAACATTCAATGGTCCAGTTCGTTCAGAAAATGGATTTAAAACTATAATTAAAAATAGTTCAGGCGGTCTCACTAATGAGATGACTCTTTCAACTTACAGCACTTCTATCACTATTGCTGCTTCAGGTACTGACCACAAGGAAAGTTCAATAGGTATACCATCAAACTTTATACCTATGGGTGTAGCAATTACTGTAACTAGTGCCGCTGCTAACAACGTAAATTTAGTAGACATTGGTACTGATGCAGATACTGATGGTTTTGTAGATGGTATCTCCGTAGCTATCAACTCAACTGGTTTCAAAGGATTCTTCCCTTGTAACGGAGTTTTAGGTATGTCTGGTGGTACTACAACTGCAGCTACTGAAACAGCTGATGAAGTAGAAGTAGTTATTTCTGGAACAGCAGGAGCTGGTGGAGTAGTAGCGTTAAAATTCTTTGGAATTGCGTCTGACTCACCAACTGCATAATAGGAGCTAACTATGGCAGGACGAATGACAGGTTCTGATGTTGTAACATCATCTGTAACCGCAACTGGCGACATGACTACTAAGCGTTCAAGGCTTCGTGGTTTTGTTGTGTCAGGTGGGTCTTCAGATGGCACAGTTACTTTTAAAAATACTAGTTCAGGTTCAACACTATTAGTGTTACCTGTAAACGCTGATACTACCGAAACATTGAATATTCCAGACAATGGAATATTATTTGTAGATGGTATACATGCAACTCTATCTAATATAGATAGAGTGACTATATTTTTTACAGGGTAATTAGTGGCAACTTCGGGTACTACAGCCTTTGACTTGAGCGTTGATGAGCTTATAGAAGAAGCTTATGAGCGTTGTGGAGTTGAATTAAGAACAGGGTACGATTTAGAAAGTGCAAGAAGGTCATTGAATATTATGATGGCTGATTGGGCTAACCGTGGACTTAATCAATGGACAATAGAACAACGCTCAGTCACAGTTACTTCAGGAACTAACTACATAGACATTGGCACTGATGTAGTTGATATTACTGAAGCTGTGATTAGAAGAAGTGGTACTGATATACAATTAAGTAGAATTAGTCGTTCTGATTATTTATACACGCCATCAAAAGAT